GCATTAGACACACTTAATGAGCTTGCAGCGGCACTTGGCGACGATGCTAACTTCAGCACAACAGTAAATACTGCTTTAGGTAATAGAGTTCGCGTTGACACAGGCACTCAGGGTCTTACTGATCAAGAAAAGCTAAATGCTAGAACAAACATAGGTGCACCTGCTACATCTCACAACCACCAAGCTTCACATATTACGTCCGGAAAATTAGATAGGGATAGATTGCCGGAAACTATTTCTGGTCTTGACATACTTACAGCTGATAAGCTAAAAGGTGAACTTGCAACGGTGACTCTAGACGCACAAGATGAAGTGCCGGTAGATCTTACTACCTATACAAATATTTATTGCGATATAGGTATCAATGGATGGCGTGGTTTTGATTTAACAATCGATGCAACATCTGTAGGGAACAGCGGTACTATCGTATTACACAACGGCGCGCAAATGACAGTTGGCGCTCCTTTCAATATGCCTTCAGAATTTAAAACACCAAATGGCGATTCTATTATTTGGGTAAGAGGTTCTGGAACAACAGCAATTTTATCGTACTTCGTAGTTTCTACTAGTGTTGTACTAATCAATTATATAGGTAATTATCAGTAATGAATTTTGGATTTAGATCTATTTATAAGTGGAACACGACTAGATCGACTTCAAAGTCTACATCTACGAGTAATAACACTATAACTACTTTTACCACGACGTTTAACACGACGAGTACGTTTGGTACATCTAGTACTTTTAATACTTCTCATAGTACGACGACTACGTTTGATACTACTACAACTTGGGAGACAAGTATAGAAACGTCAAGAAGCACAACTACGACATGGGCAACATCATCAAGCTTTAATACAACAACAACGTATAATACTACTAGGTCTACAGAAACATCTAGATCTACAAGTCATTCTACGCTCACTACGTATGAGACGTCTCATAGCACCTCTCAAAGCACGACTACAGTTTTTGAAACTCAACATATAACTGATACTACCGTATTAAATCCTTATTATGTAAATACAACAACTACTTATAATTCGTATTTTAATACAATTACACAGGTGCTAACAAATAGGGCGACAAGTAGATCAACTGTTACAACATTTTCAACTAGTCATAGTACATCACACAGTACAACGACTACGTTTGAAACATCGCATAGTACCACGACAACGTACAACACCACTAAAAGTACGACCACTACTTATAATACAACTCAAAGTACTACAACGGTATATGCAACATCGCATAGTACCACAACTACTTTCGCGACAAGTCATAGTACATCGAGAAGCACGACTACCACTTATAATACAACTCGCTCAACGACAACTACTTATTTTACTAGTCGTTCAACAACAACTACGTTTTCTACGTCGCATTCAACGACTACGACTTATAATACTACTTTTGAGACGTCCCGTACAACAAATTCTAGTTTTAATACTACGCGCACAACAACAACTACGTTTAATACTACTAGATCTACTACTACTACGTTTGCTACTAGTAAAACTACTACCACTACTTATACAACAAGTAGAGGCACAAGTAGAACAACAACAACCACATATAATACAACAAGATCGACCACTACTACATTTAATACTAGTAAAGGTACAACTACTACATGGGCAACGAGTAAAAGTACCACGACATCTTGGACTACTTATTGGAATACTAGTAGAAACACAACTACATATTTCAACACAAGTAGATCTACCACGACTACATTTGCAACATCAAGAGCGACAACAACTTCTTGGACAACATACTGGAATACTAGCAGGTCTACAACTACGACTTTTGCAACAAGTAAAAGTACAACAACTACATATAACACAAGTAGATCAACATCTTATGTAACAACATTTGCTACTTCTGGTACGCAGTCAACTTCATGGACAACAAGTTGGTTAACATATTGGACAACCGCATGGGAAACATCAGGCGGAGGATTAGGTATGAGATAATTTTATACAATGGGATTAACAAGTAGATTAACATCAAGAAATACGTCGGTCACCACATCTAGGAATACGGCGATCAATAGAAATACAACGAGAACGACTTCGCGTACCACGACATTTGCTACGTCGAAGAGTACCACGACTACATATAATACTACACGAGCTACGACTACAACTTGGCAAACAAGTAGAGGTACATCACGTTCTACTACGACTACATGGAATACTACACGAGCTACGACCACTACTTTTGCTACTTCGAGGAGTACAGTCACAACATGGACGACTAGCCGGGGTACCAGTAGATCTACTACTACCACTTTTAATACAACAAGGTTAACAACAACTACGTTTAATACCACTCGTTCTACTATAACGACTTTTGCTACGTCGAAGAGTACAACAACAAGTTGGACTACATACTTTAATACGTCTAGGTCTACCACGACCACTTACAATACTACAAGAACCACAACAACTACCTATGCTACTTCTAAATCAACTGTAACGACGTATTTGACTAGCGTAAATACATTGACGAGATTTAATACAAGTAAGAGTACAACTCGATCAACAACAACAACGTATAATACATCTAAAAGTACCACTACTGGTTTTACAACGAGTCATAGTACTACTACGACTTTTGCAACTAGCCATAGTACGACTACAACGTTTACGACTACGTATAATACAACACGTAGTACGACTACGACCTATAATACTAGTAAAAGTACGACTACGACATTTGCAACAAGTCATTCTACAACTACGACTTTTGCGACTAGTCATTCTACAGTAACAACATATAATACGACGCAAAGTACTGTTACAACTTACAATACTTCGTATGATACAACATCTAGTTATACTACTAACTGGACAACATATTGGTTTACTGAGAGATCAACAGCTACTTTTATACAAACTAGTAGAACCACGCAAACCACGTTGTATACTAATGTACCGACTCAAGTATTAACTTATTACAATACTTCTAAGTCTACGACTACAACATGGACAACATACTATAATACTAGTCACAATACAACCACAACATATACGACTTTATTTAATACAACAACGACATTTAGTACATCTCATAGTACATCAACGTCTACAACATTTAATACAAGTCAGAGCACAACGACTACTTGGATAAGCTATTTCAATACATCAAGCACATTTAGCACAAGTAGAGCGACAACAACAACATATCAAACAACAACAGTTTTTAATACCACAACGACATTTAGTACGTCAACAACAACGTCTTCTTCGTTTGGTACAACCTTTAATACAACAACAACTTTTAATACAACTGTTGTCACTAGCTTTTACGAATAAAAGTTTATATTTGATTAATTTAATTAAATTTTATATCCATGGAAATGTTCAACGAAGTTGCTCTAAAAGAAAGATTAGGGCCACTTAAAAAACAAAGAAACCTTTGGAATCTTGAAGGTTTAGAACGGCATCTTTTGATGCATATTAAAAAGTACGGTGTAGAAACTAGCTACGATGTTTTAGCTGGTGAAATGCCATATTTTAAAACAATGGGATACACAGAGTATGCCACTAACTTTTATATGCAACCATTGAATCTTAAAATACGTGAAGATTCAATTCAAGATGCTTACGATCATAATGTAGAAGACGTAAAAGACTTTGCTGGTTATTTACGCAAGAACATTGAAGAAGGCCAAGCTAATAAATATAAAGACCGTAAGATTGATACAGAGATCGATCCTGAAATGAACTTAGTTATATTACCTGGTTCAAATAAGCTTCATGAGCATGTTTGTAAAAACAAGCTTGACTATATTAAAAAGAAGCACGGTAAATATGTTTTATTCAAGCCTCACCCGATTACTACTCATGCTGTTATTGGTGAATTAAAAGATATGTATGGTGAGCATCAAATTCTTGATCGCAACCTAGATATGTATTACTACATGCAACATGCAGATAAGGTGTATAGCACGCATTTAAGTGAAAGTGCATTATACGCTTTAGTATTAGAGAAAGAGATTGAGCCAATCGACGTATTGCACATGCAGCATCGCGGTTCCTTCTATCCTATTAATCAACATCTATTTGATAGACCTGGACAAGACGGTATAGACTGGGTGAATCGTGTATTCTCAAGTCATAAGTCTGGTATCATTAATCCTGCTGTAGATGCAAATTGGAGAGAAAAGATTGATCAGTATCTTGAATATATCATGGCAAAACGTAAGTTTTACAAAAACTTCTACATAGACCATAAACCCTAAAAAGGGTACAAAACGTGTAATATTATAAATTGTAATAAAATTAAATTCAATACATTATGTCGGAAATTAAAAAGATTTCAGAAGAGGAATTAAATCAACTGCAAGCTTGCGTAGGTGAAATGAACAAAGTTCAAGGAGTTATTGGCGATCTTGAATTACGCAAACATAACGCGCTACATGCTTATAACGATTTAAAAAATTCTTTATCAGAAATTCTAAAACAACTTCAAGAATCATACGGTGACGTTAATATCAACCCAAATGATGGTACGATTTCAGCGCAAGAACCGAAACTAGAAGTAGAATAAATTAAATTTAATTAAATGGAATACAATCAGCCAAGTGCAATTGTTAAGGATTTGTCTTTTGGGGCAGAAGCCAGAAACAAAGTATTTGATGGTGTAACCCAACTAGCAGAAGCAGTAAAGTCTACATTAGGCGCTTCTGGTAAGTGTGTAATTTACGAAGACGCAACAGGCAGACCGGTTATCACAAAAGACGGTGTAACCGTAGCAGAATCCGTAATTTTATTAGACCCGGTTGAAAACCTCGGCGCGACACTTATTAAAGAAGCGGCTAAGAATACAGTGAAAGAAGCAGGAGACGGTACGACAACATCTACCGTCCTTGCTTATTCATTGCTTAAAGAAGCAAACGAAGCAATCGAAAATGGATTAAACGTTCGTGATATTAAGACCGCTTATGAAAAAGGTTTAAGGTTAACCACAGATTACTTAAATAAAAATAAAATTGAAGTTGATGGAGACATGTTGCATTCTGTTGCAGCAATTTCTACAAACAACGATTTAGAGCTTGGTAAGATTATTGGCCAAGCATACGAAACTGTAGGTAAGCACGGCATCGTTTTAATGGAAGAGTCTGATACTTCAGATACATATTTTGATGTAGTTGATGGTGTTCAGTTTTCTTCAGGTTTAAAAACACAAGTGTTAACTACGGACGATGATAAGAGTAAAAGCGAATTAGAAAATCCTTATGTTCTTATTGTAGCAAATGAAATACCAAGTATTAGAAATATACAAAGTGTATTAGAGTTTGTTATAAAACAAAATCGACCAATTCTTATTATTGGACATTTAGCACAGCAACCTATGAGCGCTTTGCTAATGAATAAAACAAAGGGTAATGTCAAAGTTAATATTATTGATCTACCTGGTTTTGGTCCAACAAAAAGAGAAACTATCGAAGATTTAGCTGCTTTAACCGGTGCTAAGGTTATTGACGAGCAATTAGGGGACGATTTAAGCCTCATAGAGCCGTCTATGCTTGGCGTAGCGGTCAAAAGCGTAACAGATAGTAAAAACACTGTCTTAACTATAGAAAGCGTCCCAAAACCCGCGAAACAACGTATTGTATCTGTAGAGAAAAAAATAGCCGACGAGCAAAATCCTTTTGTAAAGAAAAAGCTTGAGCAAAGGCTAGCAATGTTGTCGGGTTCAGTTGGGATTATTAAAGTTGGCGCAAACAGTCAAGTTGAATTAAAAGAAAAGAAAGATCGTGTTGAAGATGCGATCTATGCAGTAAAAGCTGCGTTACAAGAAGGTATTGTGCCTGGCGGAGGTGTAGCTTTAATGAATGCCGCCCAAAAACAAAAATTACAATCTAACGAGGATATATTATTTCAAAATGCAATAACAGCACCGTTTAATACTATCCTACAAAATGCGGGCTTAGATGTGCCCGAAGATTTTAATTATAGAAAGGGTTGGGGTATTAATGCAATGAACGGAAAACCGGTAAATATGATTAAGGTTGGTATTATAGATCCTGTTCTCGTTACTAAAACAGCATTGAAAAATGCAGTTAGTGTCGTGAATACGATTATATCAGCAGATGCAATAATTTCTAATAAAAGAATAGATGCAGGCAATTAATCATTATATCATTATCGAACAGTTAAAAGAAGAGCCTAAAAAAGTAAATGGTTTACTATTAACTGATAACGTTACAAACGATGTAAGATACCTTAAAGGTAAAGTCATTAGTGTTGGTAATAGAACCGAAGTCGTGAAAGCTGACGATGTAATCTATTACGACAGACACGCCGGGCATGGAATCGAATGGCAGGGTAAGCTTTATTACGTTATTAAACAACAAGATATCGTAATTATAGAATGAGGCTTGAACCAAGCGATTTGAGGGAAATGCAACTGTTGAAGTATTACAGGCTCGTTCGTAAATGGGCCTGTAAGACTCACGGTCTAACAGACGCTGATCTTGAACTGTTAATCTATTTTGATTGTTTAAAGCGATTTACGCGTAATGATTATATAAATGGCACGTATCTTATGAGTTGGGATAAAAAGCGCTGGGAAAAATTACGTAACAACGGGTGGATTGATGTTTGGAGGCAACGTAATCGTACAACACAGAAGTACACAATATATACGACTTCATTTAAAGCAAAGCAGCTTATAACTCGTATTTATAAAATATTATTAGGTCAAGAAGACATACCTATCACTGAATCAAATGTCTTTTATAAAAACAAATCATATACTGATAAAGTCTTTAATAAGGCGATTGATGATATGATAAAAGATAAGGAACGATGAAAAAACTATTATTAATTATTTCAGCGTCCTTTTTGATTAGTTGTTCGGCTGGTAAAGTTGTAAATTCTAAAGATATTACAGCTCAAACAAACTGGCTAGATTCTAGCGAAGATAATCCTATTATCAACGTTATTCAAAAAGTGTATGCTAATGATGACATTGAAATTGTTATCAAAAAAAAATACACAACCGATTACGTTAAAATAATGCAACGGAACGGTAAAAAAATTATTAACAAAAAAACTGAGCGTAATGGCTTATAAAAAATCAGTAAAAAAATGCAAGAAATGCGGCAAACCAATGTCGTCTTGCAAGTGTAAAAGATCAAAATCAAAATCTTATTAATTATGAAATTAATTTTATTAGTAGCAGTACTAGTAGCTGCAGTAGCTGCCGCTTGGGTAGGAGCAGTTAAATTAAATAAAAAAGGACTTCTTAAGGATGAAAACAATAATAACGTACCAGATATTGTTGATGACAAAATTGAAGAAGTAAAACAAAAAGTAAAAAAAGCTGTAAAAAATAAAAAGTAATGGCAACCAAAAACGCACCATCAAGAAAAAAATCTAAAGGCTATTACGCCGAAGTTAAAAAAGGTGGTGGTACTGGTTCTAAGGCTGGCGGCGGTATGACTAAAAAAGGTGTCGCTAAATACAGAAAGGATAACCCTGGAAGTAAGCTTAAAACCGCAGTTACCACTCCGCCATCAAAACTCAAGAAAGGAAGCAAAGCCTGGAAGAGACGTAAATCATTTTGTGCAAGATCTAAAAGCTGGACTTCAGAAAGAGGTAAAGCAGCAAGAAGAAAATGGAACTGTTAATATGAAAAAACTATCACCGAAACAAAAAAAGATTGCTAAGAAAGCTGCGCCTTATAACAAAATCACAGGAGCTGATTTTAAAGCAATGAAAAAGAAAAAAAGAAAGTAATGCCAAAAGACGCTTGTTACAATAAAGTAAAGAAAAAATATAGGGTGTTTCCATCAGCTTATGCTTCGGGAGCTATTGCTAAATGCCGTAAAGTAGGCGCAAAGAATTGGGGCAATGGCCGTAAGAAAAAGCGCTAAGGGAGCATCTCTACGCCGTTGGTTTAAAGAAGAATGGACTGATGTTCGTACTGGTAAGCCATGCGGTAGAAGTAAAGGTGAAAAACGTGGTGTGCCATATTGCAGACCTAAAAAACGTGTTTCGTCTAAAACACCTAAAACAGCGTCTGAAATGTCTGCGGCTGAAAAGCGTAAAAAGATTGCAGAAAAGAAACGACTTGGGCAACCGGCAGGTAAGCCACGTCGTGTAAAAAACACAAAACGTAGAAAATAATGTTAGGTATTTTAGCTAAAATATTTGGTGGTGCTGGCGCTGAGGTTGCTGGTAAACTGGGAGGCTTAGTAGATAAGTTTGTACATACTAAAGATGAAAAAGCCGAGTTCGAAAAAGAGATGGAAAAAATCTTTAAAGATCACGAACTGGCATTAGAAAAAGAAATTAGTTCAAGGCATGCTGCAGATATGCAGTCTGATTCTTGGCTTAGTAAAAACATTCGCCCCATGATAACTTTATTTTCATTGGGCATTTATACTTTATTTGCTATTACTGATGGCAACATGGGCAATTTTAATATTGCCAATCAGTATGTTGAGTTGATGGGACAAATTCTGTCTTATGCGCTCGGCTTTTACTTCACATCTCGAGGTCTAGAAAAAATGGCTTCAATTGTGAAGAAAGACAAAAAATAATTTCAATATGAATTTAATCAGGAAGATTAGCATTGGCCGTGATTATAAAAATGACGCAATGCATTACGCTGTAGGACAAGAAGTTTATGGCGGTCATACAATATGTAACATTATAGAAAAAGAGGAAAAGTTCAGTATATTTATAAAGAAAAATAACGAAGTTTTGCCATGGAAAGATTTTAATAAAAACATGGCTGTTGCTATTGAATATAATCTTGAATATTAATGCGAAGTATTTTTACTTTTATTATCGAACCTAAAGAAGGTAGATATAATAATAAAAAGAAAGTTAACGATAAGGAACTTATATTAAATAGCGTTATTGCTAATCATGAATACATTAGCCGTAATGCTATTGTTTTAGAAACGCCGAGCGCTATTAAAACAAATATAAAAGCCGGCGACGAAGTAATTGTTCATCATAATATTTTTAGAAGGTATCATGACGTACATGGGAATGAAGTGGACAGCTCAAATTACATCGAAGGCAATAAGTTTTTTTGCACGCCAGATCAAGTATTTCTTTATAAAAGGAATAGGGATTGGCAAGCCCCTAGTGGCTATTGCTTTGTTAAGCCTATCAAAAGTATTGACGAGTTTGACACAAATACAGAAAGACCATTAATTGGTGTTTTAAAATACGCAGATAAAGAACTGGCAAATAATGGTATAAAAGCCGGTGATTTAGTAGGCTTTACTCCTGACAGCGAATATGAGTTTACCGTAGAAGGTGAACGTATGTATCGTGTCTTAACTAATGAAATTACAATTAAATATGAATATCAAGGAGATGAAGAAGAGTATAATCCAAGCTGGTTACAAAGCAGTTGATGAACTGATTAAAGTAGCTGAAGAGCAGATTATAACAAAAACAGAAGACGACGTTTCCGCAGATAGATTAAAGAATGCTGCAGCTACTAAAAAGCTTGCAATATTTGACGCTTTTGAAATACTGAATAGGATTATAGACGAAGAAAATGTCTTAGATAATAAACCTAAAGAAGAAAAGAAAGAATCATTTAAAGGCTTTGCAGAAAGGAGATCTAAATAATGGCTTATCAGCAAACATTATATAAGATCGTAGAACCAGTGAAACTGACTACAATACACCGTTTAAACAAGAAGAAAGCTTGGAAGTACGGGTATGATAGAGATCATGATATTGTAGTTATAAGCAAGACTGGAGAGATCGGTGAAATATACGAGATAAATAACTTGTGTATAGCATTGCCAAAACAATATGAAGTACATATTAATTCTGAAAAAAAATGGGCGCCTTTTGATTACCCTAAAGAACTTCAGCAGATTAAAAGTGTATTTGATTGGCGAGATTACCCCGAAGAGTTTAAAGATAAATGGGAGGAATATATAAATGACGAATTTGACAGGCGCGAAAACGGTTTTTGGTTTCTTAACAAGGACAAGCCTACTTATATCACTGGCACTCATTACATGTACTTGCAGTGGACCAAGATTGATGTTGGGCACCCAGACTTTCGGGAAGCAAACAGATTATTCTTTATATTCTGGGAAGCTTGCAAAGCAGACTCGAGATGTTACGGTATGTGCTACCTTAAGAATAGACGATCTGGGTTCTCTTTTATGTCAAGCTCCGAGACCGTTAACCTTGCAACAATTACAAGCGATGCGAGATTTGGTATACTGTCCAAGTCTGGATCCGATGCTAAGAAGATGTTTACGGATAAGGTTGTTCCAATATCAATCAACTACCCATTCTTCTTCAAACCAATTCAAGACGGTATGGATCGACCAAAATCGGAACTCGCGTATAGAGTACCAGCGTCGAAACTCACAAAGAAGTCTATACAAAACAAAGAGAAAGAAATACTCGAGGGACTCGATACAACAATAGACTGGAAAAATACAGGTGATAACTCTTATGATGGTGAAAAGCTATCGTTACTGGTTCATGATGAAAGCGGTAAATGGGAAAGACCTGACAACATATTAAACAACTGGCGTGTTACAAAAACATGTCTAAGACTCGGAAGTCGAATCATTGGTAAATGTATGATGGGATCTACATCCAATGCGCTGGACAAAGGTGGTGAAAACTTTAAAAAGTTGTATTATGACTCAGACGTCACAAAACGAAACCGCAATGGACAGACTCGCAGTGGACTATATAGTTTGTTCATACCTATGGAATGGAATTACGAAGGATTCATCGACGCTTTTGGAATACCTGTATTCGATACACCAGAACGACCAACTGAGGGACCGATGGGAGAGAGTATTGAGGTTGGAGTAATAGAGCATTGGGAAAATGAAGCAGATGGTTTAAAAGGCGATCAAGATGCGCTAAATGAATTTTATCGTCAGTTTCCTAGGACAGAAGAGCATGCGTTCCGTGATGAAACTAAGAACAGTATATTCAATCTAGTTAAGTTATACGAGCAGATTGATTATAACGAAGATTTAAAAAGCAGCGGCGCTATTGTAAGGGGGAACTTTCAATGGGAAAACGGCGTGCAAGATTCTAAAGTAATTTTCCATCCAAATAGTGCCGGAAGGTTTAATATATCTTGGATACCACCTATAAATCTTCAAAATCGTGTAATACTAAAAGGAGGAATGAAATGTCCAGGCAATGAGTATTTAGGTGCTTTTGGGTGTGACTCCTACGATATATCAGGAACAGTTGGTGGCAGAGGTTCGAAAGGTGCACTCCACGGTTTAACTAAGTTTAGCATGGAAGATGCACCATCAAATACTTTCTTTTTAGAGTATTTAGCAAGACCGCAAACTGCTGAAATGTTTTTTGAAGACGTACTAATGGCGATAGTATTTTACGGAATGCCGTTATTAGCTGAGAACAACAAACCTCGTCTTTTATATTATTTAAAACGTAGAGGTTATAGAGGTTACTCAATGAACAGACCTGATAAGTCTTATACTAAACTATCAACAGCAGAAAAAGAGATTGGCGGAATACCAAACTCATCTGAAGATATAAAGCAAGCCCACGCCGCAGCAATTGAAGCTTACATAGAAAAGCATGTAGGATTAAACGAAGAAGGTAGTTATGGAAGTATGTATTTCAATACTACTTTAAACGACTGGGCTAAGTTTGATATAAATAATAGAACAAAGTTTGATGCCGCGATCAGTTCAGGCTTAGCAATAATGGCATGCAATAAAAACATGTATGCGCCAACAACGCAAAGAACAACACGTACATTAAACTTTGGATTTACAAAATATAATAATCAAGGATCAATTTCAAAAATAATAGAATAGATGGCAGAAATGTTACCCAGCGGCGTATTCCCAAGCCAGGCAGTATCAAGCGCTGAAAAATCTTCTCCTGAATATGGTAGAGAAGTAGCAAAGGCGATTGAGTCAGAATGGTTTAAAAGAGATTCGGGAAGCGTTCGCTTTTATGCAAACAGGGATAACTATCATAGATTGAGATTGTATGCACGCGGCGAGCAAGATATACAAAAGTATAAAGATGAATTATCAATTAATGGTGATTTGTCTTATCTTAATTTAGATTGGAAACCTGTACCAATTATCCCGAAGTTCGTGGATATTGTGGTAAATGGAATTAGTGAAAGAATGTTTGACATTAAAGCATACTCTCAAGATCCATATTCTATAGAAAAAAGAACACAATACGTAGAGGATATCTTAATTGATATGCGTTCTAAGAACGAAAAAATGCGAGTACTTGAAGCAACTGGCATTGATACGTTTAGAACCGACCCAAATAAATTACCTGAAACTGAAGAGGATTTAGAGCTGCACATGCAGTTAGAATACAAGCAGTCTATTGAAATAGCAGAAGAAGAAGCTATCAGTAATGTTTTAGACCATAATAAATACGATTTACTTAAAAAGCGTTTAGATTATGATTTAGTTACTATAGGCGTTGCTTGTGATAAAACATCTTTCAATACAGCCGAAGGTATTAAAATTGACTATGTAGATCCAGCTGATTTAGTTTACTCATACACAGAATCACCTTATTTTGATGATTTATATTATGCAGGTGAAATAAGAAGAGTAAGCATACCAGAACTTAAAAAACAATTTCCGGACTTAACAACAGAAGACATTAAAGAAATCGAGGGCACAGGAAGTAACACCCTTTTATATAATAAGTCTTACGCTGCTTCGGATTCAACAGATAATAATCATGTATATGTATTGTATTTCGAATACAAGACTTTCATGGATCAAGTATATAAAGTAAAAGAAACTGCTACCGGTGCTGAAAAAGCAATCGAAAAAGATGACACATTCAACCCACCAGCAGACGCGAGAGCAAGATTCAAAAGAGTTAAGCGATCGATTGAAGTACTTTATGAAGGCGCAAAAATTATTGGCCACAATAAAATACTTAAATGGCAACTCGCAGAAAATATGACAAGACCTAAGTCTGATACGACTAAGGTAAACATGTCTTACAATATTGTAGCACCACGTATATATAAAGGAAAGATTGAATCTTTAGTTGGTAGAATGACTTCGTTCGCTGATATGATTCAACTTACACATCTTAAAATACAACAAGTACTTTCAAGAATGGTTCCTGATGGTGTTTATTTAGATGCTGATGGTATTGCAGAAATTGATTTAGGTAACGGAACAAATTACAATCCACAGGAAGCATTAAATATGTATTTCCAAACAGGTTCTGTTATTGGTAGATCAATGACGCAAGACGGTGAATTTAATCACGGTAAAGTTCCTATTCAAGAATTACAATCGTCAGGAAGTAATGCTAAAATTGGCAGCTTAATTAATTCTTACAATTACTATCTAAACATGATTAGAGATGTAACGGGATTAAATGAAGCTAGAGATGGTAGTACCCCTGATAAGAATGCTTTAGTAGGTTTACAAAAACTTGCTGCTGCTAATTCAAATACAGCTACTAGACATATATTACAATCTGGATTGTACTTAACACTTAGAACAGCTGAAAATATTTCTCTTCGTATTTCTGATGTATTAGAATACGGTAATACAGAACAAGCATTTATAAAAGGCATCGGTAAATTCAATGTAGCTACCCTTCATGAAATAAGCGATCTATTTATTCATGACTTCGGAATATTCTTAGAATTAGCACCGGACGAAGAAGAGAAGCAAAGACTTGAAAATAATATTCAATTAGCTATTCAAAGAGATCAAATTAACCTTGAAGATGCTATTGATATTAGAAACGTTAAGAATCTTAAGTTAGCTAATGAGCTACTTAAATTAAGAAGACGTAAGAAGTTTGAACAAGACAGAAAAGTTCAAATGCAAAATATTCAAGCGCAAACACAATCAAACGCTCAGGCTGCTCAAGCTGCTTCACAAGCTAAGATACAACAAGAACAGGGTGTAGCCGCATCTAAGATTCAAATCAATAAAGCTCAAATGGAATTTGATATTGCTAAGCTAGAAAGAGAAGCGGCTATCAAGAAAGAGCTTATGATGCATGAATTTGAGTTAAACATGAAGCTTAAAGAAGCTGATTTAAACGTAATAAATACTAAAGAGAAGTATAAGGAAGACCGCAAAGACAAACGTACTAAAATTCAAGCCTCTCAACAATCTGAGTTAATTGAACAACGTAAAGGAAATGCGGGACCTAAAAACTTTGAATCTGCCGGTAATGATGTATTAGGCGGATTTGGTTTGGAATCATTCGAACCTAAATAATTTTTTTAACTAATTATATAATATTTTATCATGGCAGATGTACAAGCTAAAGTCGTAGAAAACGAAGTGCCGTCTCGAGCCGAAGCAGAAGAAACTGTATTAGAAAATGCAGGAGTAAACACGAAGCAAGAAGACGGAACTTATAAAGTTGATCTACGCAGTAACAATCAAACACAACAAGAAGATGCCGTTCAAGAGCAAAGCGCAGATGAGGTTCCTGTACGCGACGAACCCGAAGCTGGCCAAGAAGTGGTCGAAGAAATACGGGACGCCGAAGAACCTACCGAAGAAAGCGAAGAACAAGTCTTACAAGAAATAACAGAAGACGATGAACAAAGTGTGCAATTGCAAACACCGGAACAAACCGCTTCCGGGACTAGCGAAACTGAAAGTCAGCAAGTATCAGATCAAAATCAAGAAGTAAAAATTGATTTACCTGAAGGTGTAGAAAAACTTGTGGAGTTTATGAACGAAACAGGTGGTACACTTGAAGATTATGTTCGATTAAATGCTGATTATAATAACATCGATGAAAATTCTTTATTACGCGAATACTATAAACAAAAGAAAGCGCATTTAAGTAATGAAGAAATTAACTTCTTGATTGAAGATAAATTTTCATTTGATGAAGAAATAGATGATGAGCGAGACATCAAAAGAAAGAAACTCGCATTTAAAGAGGAAGTTGCAGAAGCACGTAACTTTTTGGAATCGCTTAAGGGTCAATACTATCAAGAAGTCAAGTTGGGTTCTCGATTAAACCCTGAGCAGCAAAAAGCCGTTGATTTCTTCAATCGATATAACGAAGAGCAATCTTCAACACAACAACTCTTAGAAAGACAAGCTTCAAAGTTTCAACAAGAAACCGATAAAGTTTTTAGCCAAGATTTCAAAGGTTTTGATTTTAAGGTAGGAGACAAAAGATATCGTTTTAATGTTAAAGACATAGAAGCTACAAAGTCAGCACAGAGTGATATTATGAATGCTTTTTCAAACTTTGTCGATACAGACAATACATTGAAAGACGGACATGGTTATCATAAAGCGCTTTTTACAGCTAGAAATGCAGACGCTATTGCAAATCATTTTTATGAGCAAGGTAAAGCTGATGCAATCAAAACTTTAGAAGCGCAATCCAAAAACATTAATATGGACCCTAGAAAGTCTGGTGTTATTGAAGCAGGAGGTGCTAAAGTTAGAGTTGTAAGTGGAGAAAATAGCTCGAAACTTAAAATTAAACTTAAAAAATAAAACATTTAAAAAATGGCAGCAGTAACTCCAAGTGCAGGAGGAAATTTAAACGCAGTACCTGCACCGGTAAAACAAACATTAGCAAGTAACTACCTAAACTTTACAGGTGGTGACAACGATTGGTCTCAGCAATTCTTACCAGACCTATACGAGCAAGAAGTAGAGCGATATGGTGATCGTTCAGTTTCTTCTTTCTTACGTCTAGTAGGTGCTGAAATGCCAATGTCTTCAGATCAAGTTATCTGGTCTGAGCAAGGAAGATTACACCTTTCTTATGAAGGTGCATCAATCACTGACGCGGGTGTTATCACTATCGCAAACAGTGGAACTCACGCAGTACGTGAAGGTCAAACTATCGTACTTTCTGACAAACAAGCTTCGGCTACAGTAATTAAGTGTTACGTTTCTGCAGTAGCAGCTGACAACACTACACTAACCGTAATTCCTTACACTGGTGGTGCAACTGTAGGTGCAGTAGCAAATTTCGCAACAGCAACTGACGATGCAGCAAACAAATGTGATTTCTTCGTATTTGGTTCTGAATTTGCTAAAGCTTCTAACGGAATGGGCGATGCAGTTAAGCCAAGCTTCAAATCTTTCACTAACAAACCAATCATCATTAAAGATCAGTATGAGATCTCTGGATCTGATGCTTCTCAAATCGGTTGGGTTGAAGTAACTGGTGAAGCTGGTCAAACAGGATACTTATGGTATATCAAAGCTGAAGGTGATACTAGAACTCGTTTCGAAGATTACTTAGAAATGGCATTGGTTGAAGGTGAAAAAGGTGATTCTAATAACGCTATCGACGCTATCTTAGGTAGCAACGGTGACGAAGTAGGAACTGAAGGTTTATTTGCAGCAATTGAAGATCGCGGACACGTAACTTCAGGTGTTGTTGGTACTTCAGCTTCTGACGATCTTGGATCATTTGACGAAATTCTTAAGAAACTAGACAAGCAAGGAGCAATCGAAGAGAACATGCTTTTCGTTAACCGCGAAGTATCTCTTGCAATTGACGATATGCTTGCAGCTCAGAACTCTTACGGTTCAGGCGGTACTTCTTATGGTGTATTCAACAACCAAGAAGATATGGCTCTTAACTTAGGATTCTCTGGTTTCCGTCGTGGATCTTACGATTTCTACAAAACTGACTGGAAATATCTTAACGATGCTTCTACTCGTGGACTTATCGATGATATCCGTGGTGTATTAGTACCTGCAGGAACTTCTTCAGTTTACGATCAAATCTTAGGGAAAAACATTAAGCGTCCGTTCTTACACGTACGTTACCGTGCTTCTCAAGCTGATGACCGTCGTATGAAGTCTTGGATCACTGGTTCTGTTGGTGGAGCTTCTACTAGCAGCCTTGATGCAATGGAAGTACACTACCTATCTGAAAGATGTCTTATCGTTCAGGGAGCTAACAACTTCATGTTATTTAACTAATAACAAAATATGTATAGCAACGGGGTGCCTTCGGGTGCCCCAACGCTATATTTTTAACTTTCTTATTTTATTTTATTATGGCAACTAAAAAACAAGCGGCAGCCCCAGCCCAACCAAAGTGGGAAGTAAAAGATAGAGTATATGTACTATCAAGCGGTAAAACCCCTATTACATATACAATTAAAGGACGTGGTATTTATTGGTTCGATGAAGAACAAGGTTATGAAAGAGAATTAAAGTATACCACAAATCAACGTACTCCTTTTGTTGATGAATTTCAAGGAGAAGCACGATTAGGACACATTGTATTTCAAGACGGTGTTTTAAATGTGCCAAAATCGAAAACAGTTTTACAACAATTGCTTTCGTTATATCACCCAGACAGAGATCGTGTGTTTTATGAATTTGATCCAGAAACAGTAGCTGAAGATGAATTAGACATGATCGAGCTGGAAATCGAGGCACTAACTACGGCAGGAAGTATTGATATCGATCACGCTGAAGCAATTATGCGTTCAGAATTAGGAAATAAGGTATCTAATATGTCTTCTAAGGAGCTTAAAAGAGATTTATTGATTTTCGCTAAGACAAATCCAGGTCTCTTCTTAGAACTTGCCGCAGACGATAATATAAGAATTAGAAATATCGGTGTAAAAGCAGTTGAAGCCGGTATTATTAAACTTGATGCAGACCAACGTACTTTTAGTTGGGCAAGCAACGGAAGAAAACTGATGACAGTTCCATTTGATGAAAACCCATATTCAGCATTAGGCTCATGGTTTAAAACAGATGACGGCATTGAAGTTTTCCAATCAATTGAAAAAAGATTAGAATAACCCCGGGGGCCTTCGGGCCTCCATTTTTTTTTAAAACAATATGGCAGTTCACGTAAACCATGTATACCGAACGGTTCTTGCTTTTCTAAATAAAGAGCAAAGAGGATTTTTAACACCTGAGCAATTTAATAGATTTGCTAAGATGGCGCAGCATGATATAATTAATGAAGCTTTTTATGATTATAACCGTGCAGTCCGCAATCAAAATGGTCAAGGGGCTCATTCTGAGTACAACCTTATTCATAAGTTAAGAGAAAAATTAGATTTTTTAGTTTCTCAAGCTGAATTAAATAATAGCAACGGTACAATTTCATTGCCAAATGATTTATTAAAATTATTTAATGTATCGGTAGGTGACGGAAGTACAAGAACCACAGAGGTTGAAAGGATTACAAGATCTGAACTTAATTATTATAAGGGCTCGCAATTGGCAGCGCCTGATAAAGACTTTCCTGTGTTTTATCAAGAAGGATCAACAATTAAAGTATGGCCGCAGTCAAATGATATAATTTCATCTGTTACTGTAGATTATTTAGCTGACCCGGTAGATCCAAAATGGGCATATACAGGCGGTGGTTCTAGTGCTTATACCTATGATGAAGCTAATTCAATAGACTTTGAGCTGCATCATAGTGAAGCTCCTAGTGTTGTAAAGAAAATTTTAGCTTATTCCGGCGTTACGGTTAAAGACCCTAATGTTATTCAAATGGCACAGTCAGAGCAAGCAAGTGAGTTTAATAAAGAAAACGCATAATTAAATGGGGCTAATTACAGAAACCAACAGAGAATATTACAACTTAGAACAAACGTTCACGGGTACAGGTTCATTAAGCGACTTTGTTTTAACATTTGATCCGCTTCCAACTTCTGAAGCTGATTTTAAATTATTTATTGACGGAAGCGAAAAAGCTACTAGCACTTATGTGTTTCCTAAATCAGGAACTACAAATACAATAGAGATTGTTCCTGCCCCTGCTGATAATGCTCAAATTAAGGTTGTATTAAACACATCTTCATACGGTAAATATCAGTACATATCAATGAAAGATTTGGTACGTAATTTCATGATACAGTATATTGGCGATGGCAAATTACTTAATCGCGGAATGAGAAGAGATGTCATATTTCATGCTAAAAGAGGAATACAAGAATTTAGCTACGATATAGCTAGAGTAGAAAAAATATTAGAATTCCAAGTTGGTACCACATTAACAATGCCGTTTCCACAAGACTATGTAAACTATGTTTCTATGTCTTGGGTAGATAAAGTAGGTGTTGAGCACCCAATACCACATGGTAGAATAACTTCAAGACCATCATCAGCCCCTCTACAAGATAGCTCAGGTAACTTCTTTTTTGATGACGACGAGAGTTTACTAGAATCAACTCCTGTTACAAATCAAAGATTTAAAAAATTAAAAGACGAAGCCGGTGATTACTTACTTGACCCCAACTATAATATTGATCGTGTGTTTAAAACAGGAAGTCGCTATGGTGGCGAGCCTGAATTAATGAATGATAACGGTATGTTTGTTGTGGACAGTGCGAATGGCAACTTCGCGTTTAGTAGTAATTTACAGGGGGCAATAATCAATCTTAAATATGTTTCAGACGGACTTGGAACTGATGACGAGATGCGAATTCATAAATTAGCAGAAGAGGCTTTATATAAGCACATTGCTTTTATGATGGCTAGTAGCATGACACAAATTCCTGAATATATTATTAATCGTCTTAGAAGAGACAGAAGAGCGGCAATGCGAAACGCTAAACTTAGATTACAGAATTATAAGCTAGCAGAGCTTACCAATGTTATGAGAGGTAAGTCAAAACATCTTAAACACTAATTAAATGCCTGAAATTAAAAACACTTTCCTGAAAGGGAAAATGAATAAAAGCCTGGACGATCGACTTCTTCCAGAGGGTGAATACCGTGATGCATTGAATGTTCAGATTACTAAGGCTGAAGGAGAAGATATTGGTGCAGCTCATAATATTTTAGGTAACCTTAGTATAAAAGATTTAGGTTTATCAGCTAACGCAAAATGTATAGGTGTTGCTTCTGATGACAAAAGAAATGCCATATACGCGTTTTTTGCTGACGACGCTAGTAATAACCATATATATGAAATAAGACCAAATGAAACACCCGTAGGCGCCTCTCTACTTGTTTCAGGGTCTTTTTTAAATTTTGACGAAACAAAATATATAACCGCTATAAACATAATTGAAGATCAGTTGTTCTGGTCTGACGGTATTAATCAACCAAGGGTGATTGATATTGCAAAAGCAAAAAATAGCGATATAACATACGATTCAGAAGTTAAAGTTGCGGTTGCAAAATATTCTCCATTTGAAACAGTAACAATTACAGGATACGCTAATGTAGCGGACAACCCTGATTATATAAAAGAAAAGTTTGTCAGGTTCTCTTACCGATATAAATTCAAAGACAATAAATATTCTCAAATAGCTCCATTCTCACAAATCGCTTTTGATTTAGAAAACGATAGCATACAAGATGCTGCCGAAGTTGAAGAGATTTACAAGT